AGTGGGTCTTAGTGACCTAAGAAATTGACAGTGACGCCTCACTGTCTCCACATCCACTCAGGGCCTTCAACGTTAAAAACGTGTTCCCTAGCATAGATGTGAGCATTTAAAGGTGCCAGCCCGTGGAAAAGGCTGGCATTGATGGGGCGGATGACATCGCAATTATCAAAATAACTTTCGATAAGCAGCTGATTAGGAATCGGAATGCCGTAAACCCTCTCTACTAAATATCGATCGCGTTCATCCACCGTCGCGGCGTAAGACGACTCAATACGAGTCTCACTTATGTCCAACGCCGATTCGGTATGGGTCATGGTTCCACCCAAACCGTTGTACCTCGGCGTGATGCCGGTAGTAACACGCTTGAGGTACCTGCCCAATGCACTTGCAATGGGCACGCCGTAATTTTCACACAACACTGAATTTGCTTTACCGGCAAGCAATTCCATTCTGGCACGTGGAGAGAATCTAGCTTCAGAGAATGTCCAACCCGCATTGAGCACAGTCTTGATCGGGTCTTTCATTATTCTCTGTGTGTCCGGGCTGACACACATCGAGCAAAACCTAGCTTCAGCCAGGTCCGTGCATTTCTCGATCTTAAGGACAAAGCCTAGTTTCTCTATGTACGAGACATCTATCGCACGGCTCGCGCTAAATATCCCGTCATCTCCTTCAACAGCACCAGAGATGATTGCCCTAGATTTCGCAGCGGCGAACGACATGAGCATGAGGTTAGTGAATCCGTTGCCCAATGATGTGCACATGTCGCCAGACATTCGACAGCCCCGTACATCGACTCGGAAATCGGCAAAGTTGAGTCTATTTCTGGTGCTGAGCGCCACCGCGAGATTCCGAGCGACAACAGCACCACCAGGAATATTACGGAGCATATAACGATATAATTGAAGTTCACATGCTCGCATAATCTCTGGGGTAAAATGCGCTTCAAAGCTCGTGTAGTCTGTCGAGTATAATAGTCCGCCCGAATTGCCAACGCGAGACATAATATATCTGCCTCGATCAGCAACCGGGACGTGCTTGATGAAGAAGGGGTTGCGATAGACTTCGGACTCGATGGCGTGGAAATAGGGGCCGGAATAGCATTTGAATGCGTCGCTACGGGAATTAATAGTGCGGGCTTCCTTGTATAGTTCTCCAGAAGCGTAATAGCTTTCCAACTTAACGAAAGAAGCGCACGACAGATGCTTGGCCCGGAGTTGACAATTTGCTCGTCTCCAAGCTGTAATAAGCTGCGTGCGACGCCAAATCGGGTAATTTGTCTTGCTAAGCCAGCTGATAACACCAACGTCGGTACCCACCCGCAAAGGCTTAAAATTCCGAACAATATACCGTCGTACAAAAGAACGGAACTCACGTAACACAGACTTATCGATAGCGGGACGAACTGTAGCAATCCGTTTCTGGATCCCGCCAATAAGAGTGTCGCGGTCGTAAGGGTCAGGGCTAGGTAAGACGGCGCCATCAACTTGTACACCAAGAGCAACGCGAGGAATCCCAATGCGCTGTAGAGTGCGGCGACCAGTAAGAAGTACGTCTGTTCGAAAGTTCTTGCGAGGCGCAAAGTGATCTTCCGACCGACGGTATCCGTGGGCAATGGTGTATTTGCCGGGCCAAATACGTCGCCGAACCGAAAACACAGCGGGTTATCAGGTTCGTCATTATACTCCTCCAGCAGAGACAGGCACCAATCTCGAAGGAACCGCATCGTACCATCGATGACCTCACCTTCAACGCCCGGGATGTTTATACCAGCAGTGATCATGCGGTACAAAGACACCAGACCCTCATCACTAAGTCTGGCTATTGCTTCGGCGGTAGTCTTCGATTTCATCATTGCGGCTGCACGTAAGCTCACATGATAAATGCACTCGCTGGATTTAGTGCTATTGAAAAACGGATAGACGGCACGCTCAGTAAGATGCCCATCGTCATGCTGATAATTCGGGATCGACCGTATCATCTCCATGGGCGTGGCGGCGAACCGCTGTTCTTTAAAGACACGCCACGTGGTGATATCGGCGAATTCCGTCGCCATGCGGTAAGACTGATCTTGCACGCACCTCCTGTGATCTTTGGTGTAATTTATGTCAGCTTCTTTTGTCCACCGATGGACCCACGAAATGCCCTTACCAAATTGTTCATCGCGATTGTCCATGGACATAAGCTCAGCGTAAAACCCGCGGTCAACACTAGAATGAGCGTGAAAGGCCCGAATCTCACGCCACGGGCCGATGTCATAATCTTCAGTTATCTCTTCATCCCCGGCGGTCAATGCAGCAACTTCCTCCTTGACGGCTTCTACTGTCTCGGTGGCAGTCTGATTCAAGGCATCCAAGTTCCCCTGAGCGGCTTGGGCCTGATCTGCCAAATTATGGACAATGGCGGTTTTGTTTAAAGCCTTGGACTGAGCTTTCTTGATGGCTTTCATCCCTTTCGTCAAGCCGTGTTTCGACGTAACCTTGTATCTAGACCCAGAATTTATCTGAGCCAGGCTTGGCATTAGTCCAGCATAATTGGGATGATTTGGCTGCCCGACCACCGAACTAAAGCTCACCCCACTCTTGACGGACGCGGCGGCGGTTACAGTCGCGGCAGTAGCAACTGGGGACGCGTTCGTCTTTAACGTTACTGGAGTGGTGGCTCCTGGGCTCGGTGTTGATGATGTGGTTGAAACACTTGATAAACTGGACGCCGGTGACGTGGCGCCAGTACCTCCATTAGATACATTCGCTGTTAACTGATGCAAACTACTTGTCAAAATCGGAATTTGTTTAGTTGTGGCCATAGTTAAGGAAAAGAAATGTAGGATACACTACGCGGCGGGAAGAAACAGGTCCCTCTGCAAATGGAGTTTGAGTGGTGATTGTGAGGTTAAACCAGCAACAAGGTTAAACAAATCGATATTATCCTCGACTTCTTCTTCGGAGCTGGGGTGAAATAACAGACGGAATCGGAATTCCCGACTTCTGGGCACGGAGGGTACGGTATTACCCGCGGGCGATCGTCATCTCCCCTACCGCACCAGGTCGTCGCAAACCTGGATTAGCCCACACATCAGGACAGGTTAGGTTCTTTCATGATGCTACACACACCTTCCCTATATTTATTGCATTTTATTTTCTGATGTTTATTGGTTTTCGATTATTTTCATCACACACAAAATATCATCGCCATGCAAGCATGATATGACCTTAAGGTTAGGCCTATGTTAAGCTAACACGCTACCCCGCCAATGGCGGTGGTTATTCGATACCATAAAACGTGCCAAATGAGCTTGGCAGCTACCTACACTATTTCTGAAATGACAAGGTCCCAATTTGGGTTACCGGGCAACGTACCGGCACCACCCAATATGACTGTTGTGTCCGTATTACTTGCTGTCACCTTAAAGTCATACGTCACAACCAAGTGGGTATTAGTTGTTAAAGCTGTGGGCGCATAAGCGCTATTGGTCACCCCACCAAATATATCCGAATAATTAGTGGTATTGGTACCACTAGTCGCGGGGGGCGTCACACTAGCACTTGAGCCATCATAATATAATATCATACGATATGGCGTGCCTGCAACGCACTGAGTCGCAGGAATCGTGATGGTTCTGGTCTTTTGATCGATAGTAACACCTAGATTATTAGCGTCTGTAATGATGGTACCATCGAGCGGGCCAGTGCCTGTCGCACCACTAGCTGTTGCGTGAAAGTGAGCGTACCACGCAGGGGACGCCTCAGCCACTTCCAACTTCGGTTTCTTCAATGTAATGTCATAAACAACATGCAACTCTCCTACAGTTGCAATCGCTTGAGAACCGTTGGCGGCCAAGATGAAATTACCGTGGTCATACTTTGCCAAATCGTCACTGACTGCACCACTACGAATCAATTTAGAACGAAATAGCACCATGTCTGCTTTACACTCAACCGGAAAGATGTTACTCTCCGACGGCTTACCGTCTGCGGCTGACGAAAGACCTAACATGGCGATCTTACTAGTGGGCACTGGCAAGTATGGGTTATACTGAGTGGCTCCAATGATCTGCCCTAACGCAGTATTCGTACTGTTCAAAGCATTTGCTGATGTGGCTTTAAAAAAGAACAGCAGACCATTGAGTTCATACTCTTGAAATGAAGTCGCTAATGTGGATAACCACGGAAATGTGAGACTGACTCCAGGATTAATAGGATATTTCCCTACCGTAAAATTGGTGGCGCTCGAAACGTCACCCAAGTACTCATGGTGAGAAACGCGAACACCATAATCCAGGGTCGAGTTCATGGATGGGACACGAGAGGCAAGCACTCGATTTGCTTCCTCGGTTGTGTAGGCACCGAATCCAAAGAATTTTGACGCACCTCTAATTAAAGCACCTGCACCTGGGATGAACTGATTGGCTATCCCAGAGATACCTTTAACGAGGGCTGGCGTAGAATTTGGTTGCTTGCGGGGTCGATTACGTACCACCCGCTTTGTAGACTTTCTTTGCTTCGGCATGAGAACCACTCCTAAGTGGACAGCGATGCTGTTCGATAATAATAATGTGAGTTTAAAGGAC